ATAAAATAATATAATTAATAAAATAATATAATTTATATTAAGTTGGATTTAAGTAAGAAACTAATTAAATCAATTTTGCAATAACAGAAACATATGTATCTGTTTTATCACATCGTGAATTAATTACACGAGCACGTATTTTATCACGTTCCTTAACTGCGATAAACTTATTGTTGTCATAATTATAGTCACGGTAAATAAATATTACAACTGGGGAAGAATTAACACTGTCAATAATTTCAGCTCGTATTCCAGCCTTTGTAACATTTACAACAGTACAATCAATTTCAGAACCATCTAATGGGCGGTATGAATCATACTTAAAAACTACATCAAAACTGGCCATATGTCCGTTTACTCGTGGGGCGGATTTTGAAATAAATATTGACGAACCTGGTTTTATATATGCTCCGTTTAAGCATGTATTTTCATACATTGAACGTATATTTTCCATTAAAATATCATTTATATTTGAACCAACACATGTAAATTCTACATGTACACGTTGTGTCATAATTGATGTCGCATAAATATCCATTTTATAATTATATAATACTAATATGTATATATAATTATAAATAATTCATTTTTTTAAATACAAATAAACATAATTATTAAAATGCTAAATTATTCTTTTATTTATTTACAACACCAACAAATAATATTATAAATGTAAGAAACACACTTATCCACTGAATTGCGTTAATTATTGTAAAGGGTAATGTTATATCGCAAACTTTAATTGGTTGGTTTAAGTAAGGATATGATTCAACAACAAACGTTTCCCTGCATTTTTTACCATTAATTGGATTTACTTTGTTTGGAAAATCACATGGAGTTATATTATTAATATCTACAAAAGTAACATAATTCGATTCAGTAAACTGATTATTATTTGTATCCACCACATCCATAGTTATTTTTTGACAATCGGGGTTTGACCCCGACAAAAATGCACGCATAAGACCAAACGGATTTAAAACATTTAAGTTTCCCATCGCACCTGGTATTAATCCTTTAAATTGCGAAAAATTAACACCCATACCTTGAGAAATAAATGGAATTTCTCCATTTGGAATATTGTTTACATATATATGACGGTCCACAGTTTCCTTTGTATCCGTGTCAATGCATTTTGCTCCAGTTTTTAAAAAAAATTTATTTCCCAACGGGCCACCGGTAGCAGATGCTTTACTTTTTCCAGTAACAAGTAGTTCTGTGTACTCAATAAGACCGTCTATATTTTTTCCAAGTGCTTTTATACTACCCTTTGTGGACATTCCAATTTGAGATGGTGTTTTAATATTTTCATGATACTTATAAGCTGGTCCCAGTAATGAAGATTGAACTTCATGTGGGTCTTCTAATACGTCATTAAATACAGATGATGACATTAAATTATTTTTATATATTTTATAAGTATATAAAAGTAAAAAAAACACGGTTAAATAGTTTAATTATTTTTTTATTTTTATTTAAACTAACTTATTAACATACAATGCAAGTTTTTAAACTTATATAGCATATAATGTTTATTTATATGATGATTGTTTAAAAATATATTATTAGTATAACAAACATATGATATATTCACCTACTATTTTTATTAAATAATTTATAAATTGAGAGAAATATTTTAATCACTAATTTCAGGTACATCTGTTCCAACCATATTCCCCGCCATTGAATTTTGTGCTTCAGCTAAATCATTTACCTGCGTTTGAACAGACTGGACTGCTAATGTATTATCATTTACTATTTTGTTTAGTTCAGAAATATTAGTAATCATATCTTTTATTGCTTGTATATTTCCCGCATTTTTTTGAGCAAGTATCATAGCACTTCCGGGGTCATTTAAATCATACTCAGTATATTTATTGTTATTCTCATCTGACTCCATACCTTCTCTCGTTATTCTAAAACAAAAAACACTATTAAGTAATAAATAACCAAATAATATAATTAACAGTTTAATAACATAGTTATTATTTACTATTTTTTTCCATAATTGAGAGAAACTATAAAATAAGTTTGTTAATTTCATTACAATACGAATATATACTATGTTTTTATTAAATATTTAAAAAGGTTCATTACATTTTTTAATCCAAGAAATATAATTTTCATCTTTATAATTTATATCATCATAAATTTTTCTAAAATTATTAGCATTAATATTGCATATACATATTTTTTCTTTTTCATTACAAATATAATTTATTTTTTTTTCATATATTTCTTTATCTTTATCTGTCAAATAGTGTTCTAACATATTATTTATAATATGTTTTTTAGATACATTAAAATAATCATCTCCAAACATAGAATAATTTACTTGTAATTTATCAATCCATTTTACATCTATAATTTTATATTTTTTTCTAATATCATCAATTTCATTTAATTTTACGGTTGATATTTTTTTTTCGTATATATCTTTTTCTTTATGATTGTTTTTATTTAATAAATTATTAAAATATAATATAATATTATCCATTTTAGATATTTAATATTTAATATTATTAATTAAAAAATAATCAATTTTATTTAATAATTAAATATAATTAAAAATAGTTTAATTGTCACATGGATTTACAACGCCATATGTAATTCCATCCCATGGAACATTGCACGAATTTGCCCATTTATATTTACTACATGCACCATTCTCTTTATCATTATAAGGATAATCTGAAAAATCCATAACTGTATGTTTAGACCCTCCAGTGGGTGGGCATGTACCTAAATCTCGCATATTTATACATTTTTGTTCCCCATCTTCTGAACCTTGAATAGTCCAGTAATCTGGACATGCCGCAACTACTGGAGGCCAATTTGTATCTGTTCCTTTAGAGTACATAAGAAATACGATGACAAAATAAATAATTAAACCAATTATAATAACCCCAATTATTTTTTTTTGAAATGTCATGATATAATATATATATACATATAAAATAAGGAGTACACGTTTAAAAAAAAGAAAACAGCGCCAAATAATATTGTTATATTGGAACAATATTATCTTATTTATTTTTCTTTTGTTAAAATATATACAAACAATGCAGTTAAAGTTATTTACGTCCGCCTTTAAAAAAACACCTTCTTTAGAAAAAGTATTATGTGCCGTTTTTGTATGTTACATTTTGTTGGGGTTAAATATGCCTGAACATGTTGCTGATTATGTTGATACTATTGGAGGTAAATTTGTAATTGGTGCAATTGTTTTATATTTATTTAAATACACTCATCCTATAACTGCATGTTTAGCACTATTTACCGCATTTATGGTACTTATAAACGCATCTAATATGACGGGTAACGACGCACTTGCGCGATTTATTCCATCAAATGCTCGTCAGTCGCGTCAAATGGCAATGTTTAATTTGGGAGCATTTCCTTATACATTAGAAGAAGAGGTTGTATCTAATTTATCCCACCCACAAGCACCAATTGGTAATATATCCCAATCATCTATTCAGGGAGTTGCTGAAGATACTCATGGAGCTGCACCTGTTTAAAAATCACAAACATAAGTGATTCATTAAACAATTTAAAGCTGTAAATACTTAAAGTGTACATATATATTTATAATAAATAATCAAAATAGAAGATATGTGTGACCTATTACCTATTCATAATTCTATTATAAATAAACTTAAACCATTTACAGAAACAAAAAAAACGCCAAATATATTATTTCATGGTCCCAGTGGTTCTGGTAAAAAAACAATTTTAGTTAATTTTATTAATAAGCTATATAATGGGAACCAGGAACAAATTAATAAATTTGTTATGTATGTTAATTGTGCTCAAAGCAAAGGAATAAAATTTATTAGGGAATCTTTAAAACTATTTGCCAAAACCCACATTCATCAATCATCTGATTATGCTTTTAAAAGTATTGTACTACTTAATGCATCTAATTTAACAAGTGATGCGCAATCGTCTTTAAGACGATGCATTGAATCGTTTAATCATACTACGCGTTTTTTTATGGTTGTGGAGGATAAACATCAGATTTTAAAACCAATACTTTCTCGTTTTTGTGAAATTTACGTTCCAGAACCATATATTGATTCTCATAAAGCATATATAAATTTAAATTTACATCGCATTCAAGTTGACCATAATTTAGACCCAAATCCAAAAACATCTATGTCCAAACTTTATAATTATTTGACAAAACTAATTCGTTCAACTAAAGATAATATATTAACAGTAGACCAAATATATGAGCATGCAAATAATATATACGAACTTGGATTTGCAGGTGTTGATATATTAACTTTTTTAAAAACTCCTGGATTTATAAAAAATTTACCAGAGGACCAATTATACGAGTATATACTAACATTTAATAATGTTAAAAAAGAAATAAGAGATGAAAAATTATTAATTGCGTTTATTTTATTTTTTCTTTTAATTAGTTCAGACACCAAATTAATTAATCTGGGAATTATGTAATAATTGTATGGACGACTTTTATCCAGAAAATCAAAAAGAAAGCAGGAGTGAATATATTGCTTTAATTATTAATACATTATCACCATTTATTGTTGAAGGATTTACATCAATACTTCATGAGTCAATTAAGTTATGTAATAAAAATAATGAACCATCCAAATATCTTATGACCACTCAAAATTTTATTTCACGAATTCCAAAATGGAGTAATACAATGATTGAAACCGAATGTGAAAGAATTAAAAAAAAAACAACCACTTGGAATTATTTAGAAGATTTACTATCGTGTGTACATATTATTCAGCTTAAAACAATGACATTGGCTCGTGTTGGGCAAAAACAGAAACAAATTAGTATTGATATACCTAAACTTGATTTCTTTATTCATTCCGTTTATATCAAGGTAGCGCGTAAAGTATATAAACAAATGTTTTTATTTGAGGTTGGTATTCCTGCTTTACAAATTCAAAAAAATAACAGAGATTTTGAGATATTAGTTGAATTGTGTATTATGGATGCAATACGAGACAATATTCCCGTAGCAACTATTATGCGAGCATATTTAGATGAAGGAACAGAAACAATTGTAACAGATGATATTAAGGAAGAAATTCTATATGAGGATATTAAACCAGAAGAAACAATTGAAAATTGTGTACCCGAAAATGTTAATTTATCATTAGATAAAGAAAAAATAGAACACCCTCCACAAAATGAACAAGAACAAACCCAAGAACCATTAACACTATCTCAAGTGCCATCCCATGTTACAGAAAATACAGACCCAGTAAATTCAAATTCAGTTCGCTTTTCAGAGTCTCCTGATGCAACTCATACAACATTTATTGAGGACGATAATAACAATGAAAATGAGGGAGATGATGAAAATATACTTCCTAAAAATTTTAATATGGAAAATATATTAAATTCGGGACCAGATGCTGGTTTAAACTTACAATCTATTGATATTGGTGCAGCTCAACTTTAAAATAAAATACATAATTGCGTAAAAACACTCAATTACAAATAAGAATATAATATATTTATATGAAAAATATATTATTGTTAATCACATGCACAATGGCTATTTTTGTTCTTTTAAAGTTCATTGAGCATCGTGTAACAAAGGATACCAAACCATTTAAAACAGTTATTAAAGAATCAATAATTGTTGGAGCAAGTACATTTATTGCGTACAATATGTTTGAGCATTTAACAACTATGTTTAATTTAAATAATACGTATATCCCACCTGCCGTATTTACAGAAGACCCCGAATTTTAAAAAAAGTATGTTTTGTACAATAAATAATAAATTATTTATTGTATTTTTGGGTTCATCTCTTTATATTGTGCAATTATATTTTTAGTCAATTTCTTCAATATGAGGCTCATCATTTTCTGTCGGTGTTGATGAAGAAGGAGGTTGCTGAAATTCGGTATTAGAATCTTGAGTTGGTTCAGGAAATTGTTCTTCAAGTTCTTTTAACTTATCTTCATAAACATTTTTTAGTTCCTGGCGATTTTCTTCCAACCATTTTTTAGCCTGAATTAGGGTAGGGTCCTCTTTTAGTTCAGATTGGTTCATTTTATGATAAATAAATGTTTCCAGTTTTGCATATGCCTCAATTTGTTCTTTTGCACGCATATCATCTTGTTTGTGTTCTTCAGCTTCACGAACAAGTCTTTCAATTTCATCTTTTGATAGTCGGTCGGAGTCGTTTTTAATATTAATTGACTGTTTCTTTCCAGAAGACTTTTCAACCGCATCAACAATTAACACGCCATTACTATCTAATTCAAAACCAACTTCAATTTGGGGTTGTCCCCTTGGCATCTTAGGAATATCATCTAATACAAATTTACCCAAAAGACGATTATCACGAGTAAAAGGGCGTTCGCCTTCATATACTTGAACAAGAATTCCAGGTTGATTATCAACCGCGGTTGAAAAAATTTGTGATTTTCTGGTTGGAATTGTTGTATTGCGATTAATTAAATTACTCATTACACCTCCTTGAGTTTCAAGACCTAAACTAAGAGGACATACATCTAATAATAACATACTGTCAAGTGACCCGGTATGGTTTCCAGATAAAACTGCTCCTTGAATTGCTGCCCCATACGCAACACATTCATCTGGATTAATTGATTTTTTTAGTTCTTTTCCATTAAAAAACTCACTTAACATAGATTGAATTTTGGGAATTCGTGTACTCCCTCCAACCAAAACAATATCATCAATTTGATTTTTTGAAAACTTAGAATCGCGAAGAACTTGTTCAACTGGAATCATTGTTTTGCGAAACAAATCATTACATAAACTTTCAAACTTGGCACGTGTAATAGATGTACTAAAATCAATACCCTCATGAAGACTATCAAGTTCCATATTAGCAACGGTTGATGTTGATAACGAACGTTTCGCTTTTTCACATGCAACACGAAGTCGTCGCTTTGCTCGGTTATTATCTTCAAGGGGTGTTTCACAATTTTTATTTTTTCTTGAAAAATCTTCAATACAATGCTGAACCAACATTGAGTCAAAATCTTCTCCTCCAAGATGAGTGTCTCCAGCTGTTGCTTTTACTTCAAAAATTGATTCTTCAATTGTTAATATTGAAACATCAAATGTTCCACCACCACAATCAAAAATAAGAACATTTTTTTCAGTTGAAGTGTCCGTATCAAGACCGTAAGCAAGAGCGGCTGCCGTTGGTTCATTAATAATGCGGATAACATTTAAACCAGCAATACGACCTGCATCTTGAGTTGCTTGGCGTTGTGCATCATTAAAAAATGCAGGAACTGTAATAACGGCGTTTTTAACTTCTTCACCAAGATATTCTGACGCAATATCTTTCATACGAATAAGAACCATAGAACTAATTTCTTCAGGGGACATAGTTTTAAGTTCGCCCTTAACAGTTGCTTGGATCATTGGTTTATTATCCTGATTAATAATTGTATAAGGAAGAGTTTTCATATCGTGTTGAACACTTTTATCATAAAAATTAGTTCCAATTAATCGTTTAGCGTCAAAAATTGTATTTTTGTAATTACTTGATAAACTTGATTTAGCAGCCTCTCCAATTAATCGTTCATTTTCTGTGAAAGAAACAAACGATGGGGTTGTTCTATTTCCTTGGTCATTTGCAATAATCTCAATATGGTTATTTTGCCAAATTGCCACGCACGAATAAGTTGTTCCCAAATCAATCCCAATTATGGGTGATAAATTATTTGTTGATGATTTTGAACTCATTTTAAACTAATACTCATTATAAGCATGTTTTTATATTGTTTTATGAAAAAATATAAATATACAATTGTGCATACATCAAAGTATATTAATTAATAAATTTATTTGTTTCTTTTTTTTAACATATGACCTTGTTTTTTTCTTTTTTGGGTATATTTACCTCTGCCTCCAGATATTGACATATGTATTAATTCCGATTCTGAAATTGGAATTAGTTCATATACAATTTGAGGGGATGTTTGATTACAATGATGTGCTCCAATTGGGTCAATTTGAAGACCTTTTGATAATTTGGATGACATATATTTGAATAGTGGTTTATTTATTTTTTTTAATTTAAAAAAAATTGTTTCCAATGTTAAATCTGGGTCACTTGGTTCGTTTTTGGATAATGAAACGTCCCACCATTCTGGGCATAAAATATATATTTTAGTAGGTGAAATCAATTTAAATACATAATAATACATATTATTAAAGGGGTATATTTTAATTATGGACATTTATGAGAAAAATAAATTGTCAAAAAATATTCAATTAAAGTTGTCCGAACATCCTATATCAGTCTCTTTTTTAAACGAAGACTTATTTGGTTCATTAAATAATGAATTGTGGAATACGTTGATTAAATTAATTGTTAATAGATATTTGGAACAAATTTATGATTTTTGGTTAGAAAATTTAGAAATTTCAAACATACAACAACAGATTGGAGTTTTAAAAGAATTATGCATGAAGTATTGTAAAAAATATGGGTCGGAACCAATGCTATATATTCCTTTTATATTTGCAACATTTGCATTTAATCTTGAAAAATTAAAAACATATACATTGTCTTGTGACAAACAATTAGATATATGTACATATGCTGAAGGAATTGAATATGTACATATTTTTGAAAATTACACAACGTTTTTATTAACAATGAGTAATTGTTTAATAAGTACAATAACAAATTCTACAGTAACATCAACAACACCTAAAAACAATGTAATTCCTCCAAAAATTACTGATGAACCTGTACCAATTATTTGCAACTCTTTAAATTTAACAAAAAAATATAAAAAAACACCTATTCCCATTGTTGTGAGACGTAAAGTATGGGCAAAACATGTTGGCGAAACTATTGGAAAAACTAAATGCCAATGTTGCGGGCTTAATGATATAACACAGCTTTGTTTTAGTGTTGGTCATATTATTCCAGAAAGTAAAGGTGGAACATTAGACATTGATAATTTATTGCCTATTTGTGTCCATTGTAATTCTTCATGTGGAACAAATAATTTAGATGAGTTTATATCATATTGTAAAGGAGGCCTATTAAAATATAATTAGTAAATAATTTATAAAAAAAAATGATTGGTTTTTTATAAATAATAAGTTAAGCACAATCATATAATTTACTTATTATGTCTTCTAATAAATCAATTACCAACATGACTTCTCAAGAAAATAACGAGTTGTCTGCCAAGTATCAACAAAAAACAGATAAACAACATATTTTGGACAATCCTGATACTTACATAGGTTCTATAGAACAAATTGACTCCGATATGTGGATATTTGATGAAGAAACTAATAAAATATATCAAAAAGAAATTACATATATTCCCGGTTTATTTAAATTGGTTGATGAAGGACTTGTGAACTGTCGTGACCATGTTATTCGTATGAAGCAATTTATTAATAATGGACAATCTAATTGTATTCCAGTCACAAACATTGATATTACAATTGAGAGTGATGGTACAATTGTTATGTTAAATGATGGTAATGGTATTGATGTTGCCCAACATCCCGAATATAACATTTGGATTCCCGAACTTATTTTTGGACACTTAAGAACTTCCACTAATTACAACAAGGACGAAAAAAAAATTGTTGGTGGTAAAAACGGTTTTGGATTTAAGTTAGTTCTAATTTGGTCATCCGAAGGTTCAATTGAAACAGTTGACCATACAAGAGGTTTAAAATATAAGCAAGAATTCAAGTCAAATTTAGACGAAATTTGTCCTCCTAAAATAACCAAGTGTAAATCAAAGCCTTATACAAAAATATCATTTAAACCAGATTATGCCCGATTTGGTCTTTCGGGGTTGTCTTGTGATTTCGTTGCTTTGTTAAAAAAAAGAATTCACGATATTGCCGCAATTACTGACAAAAATATAAAGGTAAAGTGTAATTCAACATTGATTCCGATTAAAACCTTTCCACAATATGTTGATATGTATGTGGGTAATAAAAATACTACAACTCGTATTCATGAATCATACAGCGACCGATGGGAATATATTGTTTGTTTAACACCTACAAATGAGTTTTGTCAAATGAGTTTTGTAAATGGTATTCATACATCTAAAGGAGGTAAGCATGTTGAATATGTTTTGAACCAAATTACACGTAAATTGTGTAATTATATTGAAAAGAAAAAAAAGGTTTGTGTTAATAGTTACTCTATTAAGGAGCAACTAATGTTGTTTATTAGATGTGATGTTGAAAATCCGGCATTTGATAGTCAAACAAAGGATTATATGAATACTCCCGTATCTAAGTTTGGTTCTAAATGTGAGGTAAGTGATAAGTTTATTGAAAAAATAGCCAAGTTGGGTGTTATGGATGCGGCATGTGCTTTAACTGAAATTAAAGAAACAAGGGCCGCCAAAAAATCTGACGGAAATAAAACAAAAACAATCCGTGGAATTCCTAAACTTACTGATGCCAACTGGGCGGGTACTGCAAAATCGTGTGAGTGTACTCTTATTTTAGGTGAAGGGGATTCAGCTGTAGCTGGTATTAAATCTGGCTTATCTTCGGAAGACCGTAATGTTATTGGTGTATATGCACTAAAGGGAAAAATTCTTAATGTTTGTGGAGAAAGTACTAAAAAAATTTCGGAAAATAAAGAAATTTCAGAATTAAAAAAAATTATGGGTCTTGAAAAAGGTAAAAAATATACAAATTCTTCTATTCATACAAATTTACGTTATAGTAAAATTCTATTTATGACCGACCAGGATTTAGATGGTAGTCATATTAAAGGACTGGGAATTAATTTATTCCATGAGGAATGGCCTTCCCTTCTTGAAATTCCTGGGTTTATTGGATTTATGAATACACCTATTTTAAAGGCAAAAAAAGGAAATACAGAATTAAACTTTTATAATGATGGTGAATATGCTAAGTGGAAAGAAGAAAATAATTCTAATGGATGGAAAATAAAATATTACAAGGGTCTTGGAACCAGTACAGGTAAAGAATTTCGCGAATATTTTGAACACAAAAAAATTGTTGGCTTTGAATATAATAAAACAAATTCTGATAATAAGATTGATTTGGTATTTAACAAAAAGCGAGCCGATGACAGAAAGGAGTGGTTAGAACAATATAATAGACAAAGCTATATGGATACTAATAAACCTCTTGTATCCTATGAAGAATTTATTGATCGTGAGTTTATTCACTTTTCAAAATATGATTGCGACAGAAGTATTCCAAATTTAATGGACGGACTGAAAATCAGTTTACGTAAAATCCTTTATTCGGCATTTAAAAAAGGTCTTTATTCTGAAATTAAAGTAGCTCAATTTAGTGGGTATGTTTCGGAACATTCTGGATATCATCATGGTGAAGCCAGTTTGAATTCTGCTATTGTTGGATTAGCACAAAATTATGTTGGTTCAAATAATATTAATTTATTCGTTCCAAATGGACAATTTGGAACTCGTCTTCAAGGTGGTAAAGATAGTGCGTCTGAAAGATATATATTTACCCTTTTAAATACAATTACTCGATATATTTATCCCCAAGTTGATGATAACATTTTAACTTATTTGAATGATGATGGGTCTCCAGTTGAGCCATTATTTTATGCACCAATTGTCCCCATGATTCTTGTTAATGGTTCAAAGGGTATTGGTACTGGGTTTAGTACTGATATTATGTGTTATAATTTAATTCAAATTATACGTTATATTGTATGTAAATTAACAGGACAATCATTTAACGAAACATTTATTCCCTATTATGAAGGATTTAAAGGAACAATATCCTCTGTCAGTGAGACTAAATTCCTTATTAAGGGTGTTTATGAAAAAATATCTGGAGACAAAATTAGAGTTTCTGAACTTCCTATTGGGTTTTGGACACAAACATTTAAAGAACATTTAGAAAACCTTATGGATACAAGGTCGGATAATAAAAAGGTATTAATTGCTACTGTAAAAGATTATGATGACTTAAGTAAGGATACAAATGTTGATTTTATTATTACATTTCATAAAAATATTATTGATGAGTTAGAGTCAAATATTGATGAAAACGGGTGTAATGGCTTGGAAAAATTATTAAAATTATACACAACTAATACTACTTCCAATATGCATTTGTTTGATGCTTGTGAAACATTGAAAAAATATAATAACGTAAATACAATAATTGATGATTATTATATAACCCGCTTAGAACTATATGATAAGCGAAAAACTTATATGATTCATGCAATTGAAAATGAACTTATAATATTAAGTAACAAGTCCAAATATATTAATGAAACTTTGGAAGGTACTATTGACCTAAGAAGAAAAAATAAAGATGAAGTTAATAAAATGCTTTCTAATAAAAACTACGATATAATTAATGATGATATTGATTTTAAATATTTAGTAAAAATGACAATGGATAGTGTTACAGAAGAAAATGTTGAGAAAATAAACAATGAATATGAAACTAAAATAAAACAATTAGAAAATATTAAAACTACATCTATTAATCAAATGTGGCTTAATGAATTGGATAAATTAGAAATAGAATATATAAAATATAAGGAAGAGAGACATCGACTTATGAATGAATTCAGTAATTCAAATACAAAATTAAAAACAAAAACAAAATCTGTTAAAAAACAGTGTTAAAATAAAAAAACTTTATTATTTATTATTTATTATATTATTCATATTACATATATTTTTTACTTTTTTACTAATGTACTGCTCCTTTAACTGCTAATTTATCAGCTTCATGATTCCCCACTGAATGAACATCAGTACCCTTAGTATGTGACATAATATGACGTAATCGCACATGATTTGTAACCAATGAGTTCTGACTGTATATGTTAAATGCGGCTTTTACCAATTCAAGATTTGGTATTGTTGAACCTTCATTCCCAACCCAATTATTATTTAAACACTTAAGACCATATGTTGTTGCGCATTGAATCGAATATGTTGAATCTGTTACAATTGTAATATTTTTACCATTTAATATGTCCAGTTTTATAATTTCATATACTCGTATGAGTGCTGATAACTCAGCCGCATTATTTGTTCGAGCAACATTATTTTCTGTTATTTTTTCTGATATATTTCTCTTATCGTTTTGAGAGAAATATATTCCATACCCAGCAACTGCTCCAACTTCGCCGTTTCTCTTACATGCACCGTCTGTATACACATAATAGTCTGGAACAAACCCATCGTCGTATTCGGTAATTTTTTTATTGTATAAATCAATCTCTTCTTGAGTTATTTTATTACGCTGTTTTTTTTGTTTTTTCTTTTTTTTGAGAAGAAATTCAGTCATTTGTTGGATCTTTTCCTTTTCCGTTAAAGTATTTATTTGTTTAGAAGTATCACTTATAACAGTTTTGCTTATAAACGTGTTAGC